CCTGCCACACGGCACCAAAACTGGCACCGCTGGTACTGAGGTAGCATAATAAACGCCTCAGCCCCGGCCCCGCGGCGATCCACGAGATGGGTAACACCACCTTTGAGGGCCCGTCAGCGCACATTGGGGTACTCGCTCCCCGAGGGAAGACTCTTCGTTTCTCCCAATGCTTGCCACACCGTCGACTTGTTCAAGGTCTAAGGACACGGGCGGTCTCCGGCTAGCCTTCCATTCGTTTCACCTACTACACCACTCGCCCACATCACCCTACGGGGAACGCAGCGACCACCATCTGGCGAGACCTTCCTTTATGGAGGCCTCCTCGCGCGTCCAGCGAGCGGTTGTAAACCACTCTTCCGGTACACGCACGGTGTGCCGCTCCCTCCCATTACCCCCCGACGCTCCTCCCCCCTTACGCCAGTTCCGGTACGTAAAGTACCGGCCTCTCCAACGGGAGATTCTGGTCGGGACGTACTTCTGAGTCGACCTGACTACCCCTGGAATCACCGCCCGTACGTAACGGGCCAGTTCCTCAGGATCAGGCAAGCCACCTAATGGCCGACCCAGCAAGAAGGCATAATGACGAACAGCATGCTGCTCATCCGCCTCAAGCACGTCCCTCGTAATTTCCCCCCACTCAAGCTCCTTAGCTCTGCTGAGGAGGGGGAGGCGGGTTGGAGCTACCCGTCCGGCTACTGTTCTCTCCCTAGAGAACACAGCATAATTGGCTCTGTTAAGGTAGAGCTCGGACGGGCGGAGTCCCCAGGACTTAACGATGCCGGCCTTGACAAAGGCGCCGGACCATTCGGACGAATGGCGGACTGCTGCAGCCTGGTGCTGCATGCCTTCCCAATCGCTAAGACCACCACCGCGGCGCAGATGCCGCGATTCCGCCCACCTCTTTCCCTTGCGTAGGAATGCGGTAGAGTTAACCTCTGCCACATTCCTGGACACTAATGTCTTCCCGAAGTTGATCTTGTATCCTACTGGGTAGGATGCAAGTGAGACATCGCGACCGGAGGCGATTATACAATCGTCGCCATTTACAAGGGTCCTAAAGCGCCCACATTTGCTCTCTAAGGCCGCCCAGGAGGCGGCCAAATGGCTGTGCAGGCACAGTAGGGGGAAGGAGAGGTAGGCCCCCATGCACTGCCCTGACATCACCTGGCCTACTAGGCAAGGAACTCGCCCCTCTTCAGGGCTGCGGAGTTCTCGCCAAATGTAG